GTGATATTGCTGTTGTCAGAACAAGTGACTTTCCAACATCTGGGCCATTCAATATTGCTGCTCTGAATACAGAGTTGGACAAAATCTTTGCCATCGAGCAAGAGCTTGAGACAAAGATTGCCAGGACTCTCAAGCTAACGGATTCAGACTCAGCCGCTTCGGCTATTCTTCCTACCGCTACAACAAGGGCAAACAAGTATCTGGCCTTTGATAGCTCTGGTGATCCAACTGTACTTGCTGGCACATCAGCGCCCCTTAGTACGGTTGATTCAGCGCAGCTTGTTGATGGTGCTGTCATAGCCTCGAAGATGGCAGCAGATTCAGTTGCAACATCTTCCCTTCAAAATGACAGTGTTAGCGCCGATAAAATTGCTGATGATGCAGTTGGTCAAGATCAGATTGCCAACAATGCTGTAGGTACAGATCAGATAGCTGATTCAGCTGTGACCTCTGCTAAACTAAGTTCTGACGCAGCTTTCACGGCTGGCATGTTGATGCCCTATGCCGGAACTTCAGCCCCTACAGGTTGGCTTCTTGCCTATGGTCAAGAAATCTCAAGAACCACTTATGCTTCTTTATATGCAGCCATCGGCACCACTTACGGTGTTGGTAATGGATCAAGCACATTCAACCTGCCTGATCTCAGGGGTCGAGTCATTGCCGGTCAAGATGACATGGGAGGCGTATCGGGCAATAGATTGACCAATCAGACCGGTGGTCTTGATGGAGATGCATTAGGGGCAACAGGTGGTTCTGAGACTCACACGCTGACTACATCCCAACTTGCAGCTCACACGCACAATATTAGCAGCATGACTGTTTATGGATGGAGCGGTGGAGGCGGTTCAGGTGGGGGTCAAAGTGCGGCTGGCCTTCAGTATGGTACAGTTTCGGATGCGTCAGGAACTACCTCTTTGCAGGCTACAACAAATGCGACCGCCAGTAGTGGAGGAACAGGCAATCACACAGCCTCAATAGCAAACGCTGGCTCTGACAGCCCACACAACAACGTCCAGCCGACCATCATCCTGAACTACATCATCAAAACTTAGGAGTGTTACATGAGTATCGCTGCAAGAGATTCGATTACTTCGGAAGTCTTACAAACACTTGCGCCCGGCACTTGCCAAAGAGTTACAACAAGCGGATCAAGCGCTGCAACATCTAGTGGTTTTAGTGCTGGAACAACTGTTGTTCGACTAGTTGCGACAGAAGATGTGCATTTTGTTTTTGGGGCATCCCCAACCGCGGATGACACAAAGAGCTTTTTGCCAGCAAAACAAGTTGAGTATTTCAAAGTTACTGCCGGTGACAAATGTGCTGCAATCCAAAGCTCTGCCGGCGGCTATCTCTACGTTACCGAAATGACATGATGTAATGCTTGGCGGTGTTGGAAATTTTGGCAAAGCTGGTGCCAAACGCCGTATAATCGCTGCCTCTGGTGGAGGCGGCGGTGGAGGCGGCGGTGGCGGTGGTTCCGGCACTTGGTATGGCAACACAACACTTGCCAGTAATTCTCTTACCTCCAACAGCGGTGTTGGTCTTGTAAACATTTACTATCGTAGGCGCATCATTGCTTTTTGCTTATCTGCATCAGAGCTAAGCGGTTTTGGAATGAGCGCAAATGATGTGATTTCAAAGCTGCGATGGTATGTGGATAGCGTTCCGTTAAGCCAATATATGCCATTTCCAAATTATGCCATACGCATGAATCACATTGCGTCGGGAACTATAACTACTAATCCGTCAGGGTCTGCAACTGGAACTAATATAACTACAGTCAAAGCCCAACATTCATATGACGCCAACACACCGGGTACGGGTTATCAATCTATGGATTTAGATACCAATTTTACTTGGAATGGCACAGACGCAATAGGCTTTGTGTTTGCATGGGGTCAAATACCAACCGGCTATAATACATCAGGTGTAATTAGAAGAACATCAGATGGCAGATTGTGGCACGCGAATAATGATAATCCCGGGACTTACACGGTAAACGATAATGGTCAAGCTGTTTCCGGCCTGAATTACCGCCCAGCTATTGATATGTTTGTGGCTTAGCAAGGAGTTGAAATATGACTGATTACAATCCTTTTCTTCAATATCTTGATGGAGGTCAGGTCAAAGATTATGACTTGGCAACCCAAAAGGTAAACATTCGGTGTGAGCGTGATAAGCGTCTGTTCGAAACAGATTATCTAGGCTTGTCAGATCATACTTTGTCGAGTGATATGGCCGCTTACAGGCAAGCCCTGAGAGATGTTCCTGCACAATCAGGCTTTCCGGCGTCAGTAAACTGGCCGACCAAACCATCGTCATGAGCAAACCTACCGTCACATCGATCAAGGCCGAGCTTGATACTCATGAGGCGGTATGTGCTGAACGCTGGAAGGAAACCATCCTTCGTATCAAGCGTATCGAACAGATCATGATTGCCACTGCTGCAACCACCATAGTTTTACTCATAGGAATCATTGTGAATGAATGATCCATGCGTTTTTACTATTTGTTTACATGGGACTGGGTGACGACAAACGTCTCAAAAGTAATGATATGTACTTTCGCAGTGTTGATGACTGCGTGTACTTCGCTCAACGACTGTCCAAACAAGGAAAGAACATCACCGCTTACTGTCTGCCGGTCGTGGTAGACAGTAAAACAAAGGTGTATTAATGCTTACGGAATTAGCGGCAGCAAATGCAGCGTTTGCCATTATCAAGCAAGCTGTCTCTAACGGAAAAGATATAGCTTCTGCTGGCAGCGCTATTGCCGAGTTTGTTGGCGCAAAAGAAAAGCTGCAACAAAAGGCACAAAGAAAGGGAGGGGGGTCTGATTTAGAAGAATTTTTGGCTCTTGAAAAGATTAGAGAGCAAGAAGAACAACTCAAACAGATTATGATTTATGTTGGCAGACCTGGCTTATGGCATGATTGGCAAAGGTTTCAGGCAAAGGCTAGAGTAGCAAGGAGAGAGGCAGAGCAAGAGCGCATCAAGAGGCGTAAGCATCATTTTGAGGTTGCTGTGATTACATTCTTCTTGATTGTTGTTGCCTGTATCTTGGCTTCTATAGTCCTGCTGGTTTTACATCATCAAGGGAGATTGTGATGGATGTAACTATGGAGCGGTTTTTGGCATGGAAGATCCTACCAAGAGCAATGATGTTTGTAATGACCTTTATGTATATACGTGTCATTGAATGGTTTATGTCTTTGCCGCCTGATGCAATGACTTCACAAGCTACGGCATTGACAGCTACCGTCACTGGCGCAATGACTGGAGCTTTCGCTGTCTGGCTTGGGAGTGAGAAATGATACAGGCATTAATCCCTGCCATTGCTGAACTTGCTGGTGGCTGGCTAAGAGGCAAGGCAGAGCAGAAAGCAGCAGAGTCTAAAGCCAAAGTAGCAAAGGCCGTAGCGGAAGCTGAGGTGCTAAAGGTAGCTGCTACCCATGAGGCTGGGTGGGAAAAGATCATGGCACAGGGAACTGTGCATAGTCTCAAAGATGAATGGCTAGTCTTGTTATTCTCCATACCACTGATACTTGCGTTCTGTGGTGAGTGGGGCAGAGGCATAGTTGCAGATGGCTTTGCGGCCCTTAGCACAATGCCGGAGTGGTATCAGTATAGCTTGGGAGTCATCGTAGCCAGTAGCTTTGCCGTGAGGTCAGCTACAAAGTTCTTCAAGAAGGGATGACTTGGACTGTTGCTCGAAACACACTTTTTCACTGACACCAATCACTGACCCCAATCACTAACACCTAAAAACAGGTAGTTCGTAGTTTGGGTTAAAATGGTTTACAGCCCAAGTCAAACAGGATGATATTTGTATATTATCATTAATGTCAATCTGCATTGCTTTGTATAAATCTTTTTGTTACCGTTCTTGCATGACTGCCCGACCGGCGGTTGTATAGGAGGGAAGGGGGCAGACCGAACGACCCACGGATCTGTCCCTTTCTTATTTTTCTAAGCCCCTCTTCGATAGATACTGACGATAAAAGTCATTGATCTTCCAAAGCGCACTTCTAGCGTTCTGACAGCGACGTGTAATGCGATCTATCTCATCTTCTTTCATGAAATCTACAAAGTTCCACATTGGAGAATGCGGCTCTTTATCAAGCTCCATGCGTGCAGTCTTTTTCACATACCGAACATAGCTTGGCATAACGATCCATCCTTATGTCTTGATTACTTCTAAAGCCTCATACTTTATCTCGGACCTGTTGCCTGACTGGTAGCACTGGAAGCATGAGAATGTTCCTGCGGCGTCAATGATGAAGGGGCTATAAGCAACCTCCACCATTGATCCACAGTGTTGACAGCGACTAAGCCGCCGCTGCCTTGAGCCTTGTTTTCTCTTTCTTGAAGGCATTGGTGACAGCAGACTTGCGTTGCTTGTTGAAAGTGCCGATGACTGTCGCATTAGACTTCCAGACGTTATCGATCTCGTCAACGGTTTTGGCATTTGCAAAGTCCTGCATGATCTTTGATTTGGCATCATCTTGCTCACTAGCATCATCGTCAGACTCAGACAGAGGCAGATCCTCACCGGCATACAAATTGATGCCGAGGCCGTGGAATGCAATTGCCTTTACCAGACAGCGCTGCAGGGCCTTGTTGACCTGACCGCCATCGGGGTGAACAACTGACTGGTTTCTCTGATCCATGACGTAGTGGATCTCAGTGTGAGCAATCTCATCGATTGTGACAGTCACAGCCACATAAGTATGACCCTTGGTGTCACGCATAAAAGGTAATGGATTGTCCTGATTGTCACGGAAGATATGCTTCTCGAAAGTAGCATGTGGATAGTGCTGCTTGACGTAGGCCCATGCCCAAGTCCAAGACAGATAGTCGAACTTGCCTTTCTTCTTGACCTCTTCTGATACATCGAAAGACGAAAGCGTTTGCCATACACTGGCCATTATTTGATCCTCCATACACGATATTCACTAGAATTTTGACGACGAGTGGCGATTTTCATGCCACGACGAGCCGCAGCATTCCTGATTGTCGGAATCCTACCAGCAGAAATAACAAAGCTATCACCTACTTCTAGCTTTTCAATCCAATCCCAAGGATGAAATTTACTCCCGATTGGTATTGGAATATTTTTTTCGATCTTAGGGTGACTATCCATCATTATCCTCCTTTGGTTCTATGAGGCGGCATGAGATAGTGCCGCTTCGTGATCGAGTCACAGAGATCTTGTAACCCTTCATGTTGCCTGAACATGGGTAATCCATACGTCTGCAACCATCAGGCATCCTTAGCTTGAATGATTCTTTGGCTTCATCAGAAACAGATACAGCTGCTTTGGCAGAAGATATGTCAAATGCGTGCATATTGAACTCTGCCTCATCGCCTTCTGTGAAGTCCTCGATGTCCCTCATGTCCTTGATGACATACATGTCGGTATGATCTGCTGGTGGCATTGCCATAGGTGCAGCTTCAATCCCAGCCTTGTACATGTTCCAGAAGCTGACACAGTTGTCGATGTACATGCTGGCCCAAGATCTATCCAGCTTCAGCATACGCCACTCCATGCGGCATCGAACACCGAATAGAGCTACGAGATAGCACCTGTCAGTATCGCTAACGAGCATGTGATGCTGGCACTGAGCAGCATAGAAGTCAGCAAGCTCGTCCATGTCCTTGAATCCGAAGTGCGCCTTGATCTCCAGAGGAGCGTTATCGCCAACAACACGCCCATCAAAGGTAGAATGCAAAGGCACACCGTTACGGATAATAGTCTTGCCACCTCCACGGAAGTTGACCTGTCGATTCTCAGCCTCGGCCCACTTGTCGATGATGTATGGCTCCAGATATGATCCGGTATCCATAAGAAATTGTGTCTGCTTTGAGAACTTAGCACGTTCCTCTCCTGCTTTCTGGCGCATCAGAGTCATCCACTCTGCAATGTCGCCGCCAGCAATAATCTTGGCATCGGATGAACCAACGTAAGTTGCACGTTCTTTCAGTTGAGCGTCAGTCAGCATGGGCAGTTCGCCTCCATTTGATCCATCTTCTCGTTGTGGCACTCACACTCGCCAGCTTTGACGGTTGCATAGTCACAGTCATGTTCGCAGTCCACACGATCACCTGACGAGTTCTTGCCGCCAGATGCATATGGATTGTCGAAGTCATCGAAGAAAAATGGACGATAATCTGCTGGATTGCTGCGACTGTAGAAGTAAAGCTCTGCCTTGCCGACAGGCTTGATAGATTCTTTCAGAACCTCAAGCGGTGTCTTGAAGTCCACAGTCTCTCCCTCGTCGTCTGTGCCACAGAAGAGAGCGTTGTTTGCAAGAGGGTGGGGATAGTTCTTGTGAATCCAGAAGAATCGGGCATTGTACAAACCCTCATCGTCTACATAAGCGCAGTCACCATTCTCATAGAGATTGACTACAGTAAATATGCTGCAACCAATGGCAGGAGAGATGTCCTCCCATGTGTTGAACTCGAATTCATTGTACAGAAGATTGATGCTGTCATCAGCAGCGGTTAGTAGGAAGGCCTTCATCACGGTACTCCTTGTATGTCAATTCACATTACCATATAGTTGGCTTGTTATCGAGGGCTAATGCTATGTGCGAACAGCAGTTCACCTCTGATTTAATCAAGCAATTTCAACGCCGTAGATACGATCTTGGCATAACTCAAGTCGCTTTGGATTCCATGCTCGGAGTCTCCCCTGGTGTCGTAGCCAAATGGGAAATAGGGAACAGGAAGCCAACATTGTTTAATGCGTACTGTTGGGCTGAAGCCCTTGGTTGCGACATAAGATTAGAGGTGCGAAATGATGATCTGCGGGATTGACCCCGGCGTTACCGGAGGCATTGCATTTTACAATGGGCTAGAGTTGTATGCCCATCGTGTTCCCACATCCAAACTAGCCAACAAGAAAATTTTGGATATGGAAGGTATTTGCAAGCTACTGGTGCAACACGAACCTGACATGGTTTTTATCGAACAGCAGCAAGCTATGCCGAGGCAAGGTGTAGCCAGTACTTTTAAGACTGGTTTTGGCTACGGAGTTTACATCGGCATATTACATGCACTTGGATACAGCTACACAGTTGTTATCCCAAGAAAATGGAAGTCAGACCTTGGTGTATCTAGTGACAAGGATATGGCTCGGCAACGAGCAACTGATCTCATGCCGATGGGAGAGAACAGCTGGTCCCGCAAATGCGAAGACGGTGTTGCCGAGGCATCGTTGATTGCTTACTGGGGCTTGTACTGCGGCCAGTCACCAAGTGGATCGAAGACAGGGTTCTTGTCCAAGAACTTTACCAAAGCTTCGATCCGTGGCTTCTTTGGCCCAGATGATACTTTGCCGAAGCAGTAATCTTCTAGCATCTCGATCTGGTTGATCTTGTACTTGTTCAGCCATTTGGCGTCTGGTTTGAACCATCCACGTTCACCTGACGCTCTGCTGAGAGAAGCAAAGTCTGGGATGATTTCTTTGATCGTGTCAGAGTAGAAGTCATACTTGCCCAAACCCGTAAGACAGCACGCCACAAATAATTCATCAAGAACCGTATCTTCGAGATCAACACAGTACTTGAGTGGCGTAGTGCCATCAGATTCGAAAGCATCTCTAGCAGCATCGATATGGTGTTGTATGCACTTCTCATGAAGCGGATGTACATAATCATCTGGGTACTCCTCACTAGGGAACAGCGTCTGGTGATCTGCATAGACATGACCGACGCGGTTGGTGTGGTTGTAAGTATATCCGAGGGATCTATGGCAAAGCAGAGCCTTCATGATCTTGACGTAGCCAAGCTCATTCTCGAAGATGCTGTTCTTCATGAAGTGTGCGTAGTAACCAGCAAGCAACGCTTCCTGAGGCTTTGACATTGTAAGAGGCGTTACCTCTTCATCTGCCTCTTTCTCTACTTCTTGTGCTTCCTGCTGCTCTTTGGTTTCACGCATCACCAGTTCTTGGATGGTGACATCAAATCGAGAGCTGTTGTACTGGATACACATGATCTTGTCGGCAATGCCGTATGTCTCATGATCTTCATCGTAGACAGCGGTGAAGCCACGGCATTCAGGGTCGTCCCAATAGAATGAATCACGAAGAAGGATGGCATCTGCATATCCCTTTTCACGATACTCCTCTATCATTGCAAGCAAGGCTAGGTTTTGAAGTGCGTCAAACTCATCAATATTTGTGATGTACTCTTCATCGCTGAAAAGATCTGACTCGATTTGCAATTTGTCACGATGCTTGTTCACATCAAACAAAGCGTGCTTGACCTCAATCTTCTTGAGAGTCATGAAATGTTTGATTGAGGCAATGTGATAGTTGACGTTTTCTTCCAGATACTTGTCCTGCGCTGCATGATCGCCAAGCGTCAGAGCCTCTGCTACGCCGATGTTGAAGTCATAAGCACGGAACATCTGCTTGGCTTTGTCAGACAGCTCAGCGAGGCCCACACGCTGTTTAACCCACTTGTCAGTTTGACCGAAGCGAGCAGCAACTGACACAAAGTCTTCACTGCCATCTGCCACAAGCGCCATGATTACATCACACTCGTCAAGCGGATGCATGTTCTCACGCATCATGTTGGCATGAAGGCCAACCTCTCTGTCATCAGAATCAAGAACCACGCAGTTTACGAGTGTGTTTCTGTCCTTGTGTATCTGACGTAGAGCTTCGAGGCGTCGACCGCCATCTATTACGTTGTAACCCTTGCCGTTCTTGACAACGACAAGATTGTGCAGCAAGCCCTTGGCCCTGATCGAGGCGACAAGCTGCCAGTGACCTTCTTTACTGGCTTTTACTTGCCTGACATTGTGTGGACTTTGCTTGAGTTCCTTCAATGGAATCTGCTGCTGCATTTTTTTCCTCCGTTTGCATGATAACAAAATAGTTTTTCCACTCTGCTGCTTTTGGCTTGAAGTGGCACATAGGGAATGAAAACTTCTGATCCATTCCCTTGAAAAGGACTACCTGATTGATGATTGTTTCAAATTCGTATTTACCATCATAGCCCCAAAACTGGATAGATATTGAATCCCCCTCGACTTTCCATGTAATCCTATGGCAGTCGAGGGTTGTGGTGACTGAGTGTATTGGCAATTTATTTGACCCCCTCTGTTTCCAAGCGCTCCAGTAATTCAGAACGAGGCCTCAGTTCTGGAACCTTGCTCACTGATGGATCTGCATCTACCAGATTTTCCCAGTAGTGATTTGTGTAACTGTCGTCTATACCCTTGAAGAGCTTCTCATCAGGATAAGTAGAATCTATGTAGCTGACTTTGATTTTGCCTGTGGCAATCATTGCTGCAAAAGATTCAACGATTACATCAGCTTCCTGCCTGTCGCTGGAAATGACGTAATGAGTTTGACCATAACCACGGCCATTCATCTTGAGACAAGTTTCAATCATTTAGTCCTCCATGATTTTGTCTGTCAAATACTTGCTGGCGAAGGCGACACCAATCCATAACGGTGCGCCCAGAACGCTCACCAGAAGCGTCGGATTGATCCCCATACCTACGAGTAAGGTCAGGACAAGAAACGATAAGGCTAGGTGAACAGTGACGAACCAGCCAATCCAGCGGGTCTTTCTGTTCAGGAAATTGAGTCGTCGTACGTAGTTGAGCATGCGTTGTTCCTCCCGATGTAAAATTCTCTTTGCTCATCAGTCATCTCCGTATCCAAAAGAAGATCGGGGCTTCCGCATGTTGTACAGAAGCCCCCACTTGTTGAGTCGTAATGTTTGAGTTCCTCGTATGAGGCGTGCCATGTCTCACAGTCACGGCAGATATATATTTCAGTCATGGGTCCAGTATCCCTTCCCGAATCATGTCTGATATTCTGTTCTCAACCCAAGGCTCCTTGAGGCGTTGATACAGCCCTGTGTCATGGATGTATTGCCAAGCATCTAAGAACTCCTGATCGGATCGAGGCGTCTCTATGCCCTTGGCAATCATGACTGCCACATTGGGTGTCATATCACTTGTGAATGGCTTCATGTGATCCTCCATAAATGGTGAGAGAGGCGGG